CCGGCTTAACCCCGATGGCCAGCAGACCCGCATCCGTCACCACCAGCGTGGTGCCGTGGCCATCGCCGGTCTCGCGCCAAAGCAGTTCACACTGGCGCAAGTTGGCGTCGACCTCTTGCAGCCAACCGTGTGCAATCATCTTGGTGACAGCCATCTTCGCCGCCGCACCATGCAGCCCTTTGGGCAGCGGCAGAGCGATGTTGTCGGGCCGCTGGGCCCCGGCGCTGAGGATAAAAGTTTGGGTGTCGGTGAGTTTGGTCAAAGCGCGGTCCTGTTTGATCTGGCGGCGCTGGGCGGGATCAAGCGGCATGTTCGCCCTCCTTGAAAGCGCTGTCGGTAACCCGGCGCAGCAGGCTGGCGTAGTGGTTTAGGGTCCCGACATCGCCCCAGTTGATCTCGTCGGGATGGGTGTTGAAATGATCCTCGCTCAGGGCCTGCAGCCGTTCCAGCATTGCGTCGATCTGGACCTTGGTTGTCATGAACGCGTCTAGGGCTTTGGAATTGTCGGTGGCGCGGCGGGTGCTCATGGTTGGCCTCCCTCAGATCAGCTGCAAGCTGGCCAGCATTGTGCTGGCAGCTGCAAGCTGGGTGGTCGGCAGCTCAATCTTGAGGTGCGAAATCACGTCGGAGACTTCCGCCGCGATCCCCTCTGCGCGCAGCGCGGCTTCAATGGCCTCGGCCACAGCGTTTGGGCGCGAGCGGTCGAACTGGTCGGGCAAAGCGGCGTGGTCGATGCGAATGGTGGTGGTGGCGGTCATGATCTTATCCTTCAGGATTGGGTTGGGGTGTGGCGGCGGGGAACGATGCACCCGCTTCTTGACACCATGAATCGCTCTATCGCGGAGTGTAATCAACGCAAATAATTACTTTTTCTAGTTTATATACAATATGTTGAGGATAATCACAGCGCCATGGAAGGTATGTCTGAACGCGCCTATGCCGACCATTCCAAGCTCTCGCGCGGAGCCGTGCAAAAAGCACGTAAAACCGGGCGACTGGTTCTGTTTGCAGACGGGTCGATCAATGCTGCCGCCTCGAATGCGCGGCGAGGGTCTATGACAGATCCCGACCAACAGATGCGCGCACGGGGTGGGGGTGGTGGAAGCAACGGAGATGGCGGTGGCATCTCTGGCCCGGGCGACAGCACGTCCTATCTAAAAGCGCGCACGGCGCTGACGGTCTACCAAGCGCAGGAGCGCCAGCTGTCGCTCCAAAAGAAAAAGGGGACGCTGGTCGACCGCGCCCGGGCAGAGGCGCTGGTGTTTCGCCTCGCCCGCCTAGAGCGGGACGTCTGGATCACCTGGCCCACCCGCGTGGCAGCTCTCATGGCCGCACAATTATCCGCAGAGATGGAGAAGGCGCAGGGCGCACCCGTGACGATTAAAACTGCGATCCTGCAAAGGGTGCTGGAAACCCATGTCCGAGAGCAGCTCAACGCTTTGGCAGACCTCAGGGTCTCGCTTGGATGAGGACGATCATGATCTGACAGCCGATCTCGACCTCGGCTTTGACGGCGCTGAGGATATCCTGCGCATATGGCGGCGCGGGATCCGGCCCGATCCAGACCTGACGGTATCGGAATGGGCAGATGCGCATCGCAAACTGTCGTCCCGCGCCAGTGCGGAACCAGGGCAATACCGCACCGCGCGCACGCCCTACCTGCGCGAGATCATGGACGCGCTGTCACCACGCCACCCGGCGCAACGGATCAGCTTCATGAAAGCCGCTCAGGTTGGGGCCACAGAAGCAGGTAATAACTGGATCGGCTTTGTCATTCACCACGCGCCGGGGCCGATGCTTGCGGTGCTGCCGACCCTGGAGATGGCAAAACGCACATCGCGTGGACGGATTGATCCGCTGATCGAGGACAGCCCGGCACTGCGGGAAAAGGTGAGCCCGGCCCGCTCGCGGGATGCGGGCAATTCGATGCTGTCCAAGGAATTCCCCGGCGGCATTCTGGTGTTGACCGGGGCAAACTCAGCCACCGGTCTGCGCTCGATGCCCGCGCGTTATGTGTTTTTGGATGAGGTTGACGCCTATCCGGCCTCCGCAGACGAGGAAGGCGATCCGGTCACGCTGGCCGAGGCCCGCACGACGACCTTTGCGCATCGCCGCAAGGTGTTCATGGTCTCGACCCCGACGATCCGTGGGTTTTCCCGGATCGAGCGGGAATTTGAGGCCTCTGATCAGCGGCGGTATTTTGTGCCCTGCCCACATTGTGACCATCGGCAATGGCTGCAGTTCGAGCGGCTGCGCTGGGACAAGCGGCAGCCAGAAACGGCCATGTATCATTGTGTGGGCTGCGAGAAGCCTATCGCAGAGCATCACAAGACTGAGATTTTGGCCAAGGGTGAATGGCGTGCAACGGCAGTGTCCGCCAACCCGAACGCGATCGGCTTTCACCTCTCAGCGCTTTATTCGCCGATTGGCTGGAAAAGCTGGGAGCAGATCGCCCGTGACTGGCTGGCGGCCCAAGGCTCGGACGAAATGCTGCGCGCGGCGCGCAACACGCTGCTGGGCGAAACGTGGGTAGAAAGTGGCGACGCGCCGGAATGGCAGCGGCTTGCTGATCGCCGCGAGACGTTCGTGGCACAAATCCCTGCACGCGGCCTGTTCCTGACCGCAGGGGCGGACGTGCAGAAAGACCGCATCGAGGTCGATGTCTGGGCTTGGGGCCGTGGGCTGGAAAGTTGGCTTGTCGATCACGTCGTGATCCCGGGCGGGCCGGATGATCCGGCCTGCTGGGACCAGCTGACGGCGCTCCTTGGCCAGACATGGGTTCATGAACACGGCGCTGTGATGCCACTGGCGAAGCTGGCAATCGACACAGGTTATGAGACGGCTGCCGTCTATGCATGGGCCCGCATCCAAGGCATCGCACAGGTGGCGCCCGTCAAAGGCATGGAAGGGTTCAACCGAACAACGCCCGTCTCTGGCCCGACCTTCGTTGATGCGACCGTAAACGGACGAAAGCTCAAGCGCGGCGCGCGTCTCTGGACGGTGGCTACCGCCACTTTCAAGGCGGAGACCTATCGCTATCTGCGACTGGAGCGGCCCAATGATGAAGACCGTGCCAGTGGCGTTTCAAATCCAGCGGGCACGATCCACCTGCCGGACTGGGCAGATAGCGAATGGCTGAAGCAGCTGGTGGCCGAGCAGCTCGTCACAATCCGTAACAAGCGGGGCTACGCGCGCCAAGAATGGCAAAAGATGCGCGAACGCAATGAGGCGCTGGACACCCGGGTGTACGCCCGGGCCGCTGTCTGGATCCTCGGTGCTGACCGCTTCGATGAACGGATGTGGCGGCAGCTCGAGAAACAGGCCGGAGTTGAGACGATCACGGCGGCCGCCAAAGCCGACACTGACACACCGTCCGAGCCTCAGGCCGGGCGGATCGCTACCCCGCGCAGGCGCGGTTGGCGGGTAAGCACACCAAAATACATGGAATAACCCATGACTCTCGATGATCTTAAATCCCGCCACAGCGCGCTGCTGGCGGCGCGGTACAGCGGCACGCGCTCTGTAAGCTATGATGGCAAAACCCTGACCTATGGCACAGATGCTGAGCTGGCCGCTGCGATCGGAGACATCGAACGCCGCATTGCGAAACTTGAGCGCGGCGCTGGGCGGATCTCTCGCCCTCATGCCGTGAAGGACCTGTGATGAACTGGCGGCAGCGCCTTGGGGCGTTTGTCGGTGGCTTTGATGCTGGCCAGCATCACCGCCGCCTGCGCGGGTTCCAGGCGACGCGCGCGCATGTAAATGCGCTGATTGCAGCCTCAGGCCCTGATATCACCGCGCGCGCCCGCTGGCTGGTGCGCAACAACGGCTACGCGGCCAATGCTGTTGAAAGCTGGGCTGCAAATACCGTGGGCGATGGGATCAAACCGATCTCGCAGATTGCAGACGCAGCGCACAAGGAAGAGCTGCAGCGCCTTTGGTTGGCCTGGACGGATGAGGCTGACAGCGAAGGTCTGACTGATTTCTACGGGCTGCAGCGGCGCGCGGCACGTGAGGTGTTTCTGGCCGGTGAGGTTTTCTTCCGGATCAGGCCAAGACGCGCAAACGACGGATTGTCAGTTCCCTTGCAGCTGCAGATGCTGCCCGCAGAAATGTTGCCACTGCATCAGACGGGACCCGCGGGCAATGGCGATGTCATCCGTCAGGGGATTGAGTTCGATCGGGTCGGACGCCGTGTGGCGTATCACTTCCTCCGACGGCATCCGGGCGACAGCACCGATCCAGGGCTGGCGGGCGAAATGGTCCGCGTGCCCGCCTCAGAGGTGATCCATGTGATCGACCCCGTTGAAGCGGGTCAATTGCGCGGGGTTTCAAAGCTGGCGCCTGCCATCGTGAAGTTGTTTCTGCTTGATCAATACGACGATGCTGAGCTCGACCGCAAAAAAGTGGCGGCGATGTATGCGATGTTTGTGACCTCTCCCGCTCCGGAAAACCCACTGTTGCCGTCCGAGGATGACGACACGCTGGGCGGGTTTGAGATCAGCCCCGGCCAAATCGTGCGTCTAGATCCGGGCGAGGACGTGACCGTGGGCCAGCCTGCAGATTCAGGGGCAACCTACGAGCCGTTCCAATACCGCACGCTGCTGCAGGTCGCCTCGGCGCTGGGCATTCCTTATCCTTATCTAACAAACGACATGGTGAAAGGTAACTTTTCGAACTCACGCCTTGCACTTATCGAATTTCGGCGCCGCGTCTCAGCCTGGCAGCACTCGGTGATGGTCTACCAGCTGTGCCGTCCCGTCTATGCGCGCTGGATGGATGCCGCTGTATTGTCTGGGGCACTGGACCTTCCCGGCTATGAGGCCGACCGGTCACGGTTTCTGGCGGCCAACTGGCTACCCACTAAATGGGATTGGGTCGATCCTCTGAAGGATGCCAATGCTGAGATTGCCCAAATCGAGGCGGGCCTCAAATCCCGCAGCCAAGCCATTGCCGAGCGTGGCTATGACGCGGAACAAGTCGACCGCGAAATTGCGGCTGAGCGCGCACGCGAGCGATTACTCGGCCTCGACTTCCGCCGCCCCGGCTCGCCCGCACAAGGCGTGCAGGCTTTAACAGGCCCGGCACAGGACGGGGACCAAGACGACGATAAAGACCCAGCAGATGAAACCGATGACGCGGAAGATCCTTCGCGCAACCCTGAGGACCAGACCTGATGTTCCACGCCCGCATTGCTGCGCGCGCCTTCAACACGCCGCTGCTGGTTGAGCCCTCCAAAGCCATGGCGTTTCTGTCCGGCCTTGGGCCGCGCATCCTTGGACGCCAAGTCGAGACGCTGGATCAAGGCCTCGTGTTGGAAAGCGCCCCCATGCCAACAGCCCGCGCCAGCATTTTGGCTGGTGGGCTTGCCGAGGGCTTTGGCCAGCATAGTGAGGGCCTCTATCCAGTTATTGATGGTATAGCCGTGATCGAGATCTCCGGCGTGCTGATCCACCGCGGGGGCTGGATCGGACAGTCCTCGGGCCAGACCAGCTATGAGGGGATCACGGCCCAAATCGAGGCGGCGGCCACTGATCCTTCCGTGCGCGGCCTCGCATTGGAAATTGACAGTTTTGGTGGCGAAGTTGCGGGTGTTTTTGACCTCGCAGATCGTATTCGTGCAATTCGCGCCACAAAACCCGTCTGGGCTTTTGTGGCCGAACACGCGTTCTCGGCCGGGTACGCGCTGGCGAGCCAGGCCAATCGTATCTTGCTGCCGCGCACCGGAGCGGTGGGCAGCATCGGTGTTGTTGTTATGCATGCCGATCTCAGCGGTCAGCTTGATCAAGATGGGATGCGGGTAACACTGATCCATTCAGGCAGCCACAAGGTTGACGGCAACCCCTACGAGCCACTGCCCGCGGCTGTCCAGGACGACATCCAGCGGGAGATCGATGTGCTGCGGTTCCTCTTTGCTGAGACCGTCGCAGCCGGACGCGCGGGACGGCTGAGCCAGGAGGCAGCACTCGCGACCGAAGCCGCCAGCTTTCGCGGCGCAGACGCCGTCGCCGCTGGTCTTGCCGATGAGGTCATCGATATGCAGCGCGGCTTTGCCGCCTTCCAGCAACGTGTGGCACACAGTCCAATCCTCTCAGCCGAGCGCGTAAGGCGCGTGGTAGCACCCCAACCCCGCAAATCAACCCAACCAAAAGAGGAGGCACGCATGGCCACCATAACTGATAACACAGACAGCAATACAGAGACAGATCAGGAAGTTACCCTGCTTGAAGATGCTGCCGATGAGGCAACAATTCCGCAGGATGGTCATTCCACTGCCGGTGAGGATCAACCTGCCGCCCCGGTTACGCCCCCTGCGGCATCCGTGCCGCCGGTCTCGAA